CACATTTGATTGGATAAAAGATGATTTTAATTCTCATCCTTTTCGCTTTATCGTTGAGCTTGTTGCTTGGGCTATTAGTATTGGTTGTTCGATTACCATGGCTGTTACTGTTCCCACTCCGCCCCTTCTTACTCTCTATCCTATATGGATTATCGGCTGCAGTCTCTATGCTTGGGCTGCTTGGACTCGTAAATCTTTTGGTATGTTGGCCAACTATCTCTTGCTTACCACTATAGATACTATTGGGCTCATAAGGATGGTAATATGAGTCTATTTGGAACCCCTGTCGAAAAACCAGCAGAAGTTCCATATAAGGCTCCTGCAATTTCTCCCTTTGATTTTATCAATGCTATACATTATAGCAAAGATAAGTTGATTGTGGATGATTGGTCTGAGAAACAATATAACTCATATATTATTAATAAGGGTTTATCTTACGGGCATGATACAGTAATTCCCGCAAATGAGATGAATTCTAGACCCCATCTTGACAAAATCCTACAATTTGATTTTCTTATAAATATTATTAGGCCCAAAAAAAGATTCAATAAATGGATCAAGGCTGAGAAAATCGATGACTTGGAAGTTGTAAAAGAATACTATGGCTACAGCACAGAAAAAGCCAAACAAGTGTTACCACTGCTCAATGACTCGATTATTATTGAATTGAGAAAAAGAATAACAAAAGGTGGTAAGAATGACTACTGACATTATAAACATTGACTTCCCTGGGTATCATCCCTTAGAAGTCATATTAGCTGAACCGGATGATTTTTTAAAAGTACGAGAAACTCTAACTAGAATCGGTGTCGCTTCTAGAAAAGATAAAATACTATATCAATCTTGTCACATACTACACAAGCAAGGCAGATACTTTATTGTTCACTTTAAAGAGCTATTTGCTTTAGATGGAAAAACGGCTGACCTATCAGACAACGATTTACAAAGAAGAAATACTATTGCTAAGTTGCTAGTAGACTGGGGCTTAGTTAAAATTAATAATCCAGAGCATTTCTTAGATTATGCTCCACTTTCACAGATCAAGGTTATTTCCCACAAGGAAAAAGATGAATGGAAAATGGAAACAAAGTATAACATTGGCAAGAAAAAGTTAGCTGTTAGCACTAAATAATAATATCCCCGGGATGGGAAACGCAGCAATCGGTGTGGGCTGTATAAACCAGAAGCCGACCTATTTTAATCCCACTACCTTGGGAACGTCTAAAGCTGGTACAACGTATGGTACCCCTGTAGTCAGTAAGCAGGATCAACGCTATGCCTTCGGGGTAGCAAATTTTAAAACTCGCTTAATAGGAGAACTATATGTTTTACGCAAACATGGCTATCGATTCAATTCAAAACGCCAAAATCAACTTCCTCAAACAAACAGTCAAGGAAGATTCTCTTCAAAAACCTCTAATCGATTTTGTTGAAGCACAACGTGTTTTTACAAAGCAAGTCGCCAAGACTTCTAACGATGTAATGAACATTGCTTCAGAAACTTTTGCTAACGCAATTAGTGGTATAACAAATAAAAAGGGAGAGTAATATGACATTTGTTAAAGACGTTTTTGGTCGTGATATGTTCAAAGACTTTGACAAACTATATGTTGGCTTTGACGATCAATTCAACAAGATGGCTAAAATCCATGATGATCTAACAAAGAGCATCCCAAATTACCCACCTTACAATATTAAGAAAACCGGCGATAACACTTATGTTATTGAAGTAGCAGTTGCAGGTTTTGCAAAGCAAGACATTGAGATTGAACTTGATAACGGTAAGATGATTATCAAAGGCAATGTACAAAATGCGGAAGAGGAAGAAACCTTCTTATTCAAGGGTATTGCTAACAGAGCATTTACTCGTGCATTTACACTTGAAGATCAGATTGAAGTTAAAGATGCTGAAATGTTCAATGGCATGCTTAAAGTATTTTTGGAAAGAATTATTCCAGAGCACAAGAAGCCAAAGAAAATTGAAGTTAAAGACTCTGAAGTAAAAACAAAGACTGTAAAAAAATCTAAGCCACAGTTACTTACAGAAGACGAGAATCTATAATGAACAATGATCTAAAAGAATTTGAAGGAGTTCATGTTCCTTCGATGAAAGACTTTTGGTCATGGGTAAGCAAGGCGTTTAAACCTTCATATCAAGATGAAGTTGAAATGTATTTAAAAGATGCGGTAGATCATAAAGATTTGCAGTACAGAGTAGATACATTAATGCGTAGAGGTTTAATATGAAATTCATTAAAGCTTTTATAGCAATCGTTCAAGAAGTACGACAAAGATTATCCACACGAAGAAGTAAATTAGAATTCAGAGGTGACTAATTTGTCTAAGCAATTACTAAAATCTTTTATAGAGTATTGCGATCAATGGCTAGAAGTTAGGCATTTATCTATTATGCAAAATATAAGAGTTTGGTATTAATAACGGGGGCTTCGGCCCCCAACAACTGGAGAAAAAATGATTGAAGTGATTAAATTAGTTACCGGCGAAGAAATTGTCGGCGACACAAAATATGAACAGAACAAAGTTATTGTTAAAAAGCCGTGTGCTGTTATGTTGGTTAATTCTAAATCGACACCCGACCAACATTCAATGGCATTGATTCCTTATGCAGGATATACTAAAGATCATATTATTCATATTGATAAACGATCTATTGTGTGGAATGCTGAACTACAAGATGATGTATATAATCAATACAATGCAATCTTTGGTACAGGTATTCAGATTGTGTCCGGGGATATTCCTAGACCAAGGACTATACCTAAAGCACCTTAATGCAAAGGTAGGAATGGCGGGTTACCCCGCCATTTTTTATGTATAGTTTTTAAAATTTACTGTTTTTCTAATTTACTAATGTAGTTGGCCATCAGGTGATCAAACACACCAATAAACTTTTGTCCTTTTGCTCTGGCTCGAAGTCTACTGCGAGCCATGTCTTTTACTCGCTGCCACGGGGTTAGATCTCTAAACTTGCCATAAAAATTCATATACATATGAGTTCCATGATGTCTAAATCCCATAAGTCTAAATGGGACTTTGGTTACATCATCGCAGTTGTTCTGTACTCTATAGTGGTCTACAGTTAAGCTCTTGACAAACTCGCCATTGCCAACTCTAGGACTTCCAAATGTTATTAATGCAGTTACGCGATCTTGTATGCGGCTAGCGGCGATAGTAGCCATAGCAGCACCGAGACTGTGCCCAGTTACATAGATATTGCCTGGATTGTCTTCTAACTCTTTAGAGATACTGGGCCATATCTTGTTGATCTCACCTTTAAAACCTACGTGTACTTTGCCACCGCAGGCTTCAATGTTCTTACCAGACTTCAAGTCTGCTAGCACATCTGACTTTTCGGTTACTTCGGTACCTCTAAATGATAGCACAGTTATTGTGCCATTGGTTAGCAGGTATGCTTGCGCACCATCAATGTTAAAGAATTTAATAATTTTATATCCCAGTGCTTTGAACTTAGCAGTTGACGCATCGGGATTGTCGTAGGTAGTTGCAGATATTTTTGCAAATTCTAATAGTAGTTCTGTTTTCATTTTTAGAACCAAAGGAATAAGCCTTGGGCTGAAAGCAATATGCCTAAGCCCGCAACAAAGAAACTACCCCAGAACATCCCCATACTAACTGCTAAAATACTTGCGGATAATACGACAATGCTTAATTGGTACATAGTGCTTGCATATCCAATCCATGGACTACGTTTCTTAGCCTCATCTCGCTCGGCTTCTAAAACACGAGCTTTTTCCATTAACTCTTTCTTACCTTCACCGCTAGCAGGATCGCTTTCGTAACGATCAATCTTGGCCTGCAGTTTAGCCATCTTTTCTTTGTCATTACGATATGTAGCATCGTCTAATGATTGCTCTGCTAGAGTTTGTTTAATGCTCTTAGCTTGATAGAATGCCCAGACGTTGTTTGCTTTAATTGTGTTACCTAATGTTAAGCTACTTAATGTACCACCATACCAAGCATTGACAGCAAGCAATAATGCAAATACAGAAATAACCATACCGGCTTTATCTTTTAATTTTGCTTCGCGTTCGCTACGAGATCCGACCGGAGGTTTTGGTGCGTCCGGGTCTTTAGGTTGTTTGTTAATTAAATTTAATACTGAATCAATTAATGCCATTTTTACTGTCTCCTTTGTTAATCTTTTTTATTTATATTATCCTGGTAAAAATCTACCTATTAGTCCGTTGACTATTTTGTCTGACAAATCGTCTGGTAGAAATTTAAGAAATCCTAAGAAGTATAGTGCGACACAACCATACACAAATATTTTTAAGCACATATCAAATGTTTTTTGGTATTCGTTCATCTTCCGCACCTATTACCTGTTTGGCAAAACTGCATTAGTTCATATCCACCAATAAACAATATGAACAAGACAAAAGCGGCTCCGCCAAGTATCATTGCCCATTCATTTAACTCTTCTTCTTTTTGTTTACGCTTACGTTCTTGGTCGTTGAACATTCTTATATCATTAGCATCGTCTGCATCCATTTCTGCTTGACGAGCTTTGATCTTGTTCCAGACATCTATTTTACCCGTCTGCATAAACAACATCTTTAGTTCTTCTTCAAAAGCCCTAGCCTGTTCTAAAGCCATTTCAATCTGAAGTGCGGTTCCCATGTTGGAACCTTTCTTAGATTTTTTGGCCTCAATTAATGCTTTAGTTGCAGTACTCTTAGCATCAAACATTTTCCCAATCATAGGAGCAAGGGATCCCAGATCGTTAGCTACTTTACTAGCTTTCTTAACCATGCTTATTGCAGATTGTATACCTGCAAGTGCTGTCATTGGATCTATCATTTTTTCTTCTCCTCTTTTTCTTTTTTACGCCATTCTAAACAAACCACTTTTCTACTGTATACATCTCCGCTCCAAGTCCACCTGATACACTCGGGCTGTTTAGCGTACATATAAAGGGCTAGAGCAGTAGCAAACATTATTTGTTTGCCAGTGGGTTATCAACAGCTTTTTGAATCTTAGCGTCGACTTCTTTCTTTAACACTTCAACTTCTCTAGATATTTCTTTACGAGCATCCGCCATTTCTTTACGAATAGCATTTACTTCTCCTCTAGCTTTATCTAAATCTTCACGAATATCTTTACGAGCCTGGCGCATTTCTTGCTCCGTCTCTCTTTGAGCTTGTTTTACACCCCGCTCTACCTGTTCAGTGACTGTTTCATTACGACGTATATCATTCTTTAGATCAGTCTTAATGTCTCGAGTATAGTCAGATGTTTTAGAACTGTTTTCTTCTATAACAGCTAGACGTTTATCAAACCCTGATAAATCCGGTGCTTCGTATGATGCAATCTTTTTCTTCATACCAACGTAATCTTTATATACTTCAAATGTACCGTATAAACCACCTAGTATAGATGACACAATAGTAGCAGCGACCATTAATTTTGCAGGCGTGAATTCATATCCACCAACACTAATAACAGTATCTTTACTTGCATACTTCTTAACTGCCGCTTCTGCTTCGTCAATCTTAGCGTTTACGTTTTTAATTTCTTCTGTCATTTTTTCTCCTAGTTTATTTTAAAATTAGATAACATGCGATACCAATTAAAGATACAACTAGTAAAATGCCACACACTAATTGATAGATATATTCTTCTTGGTCCATATTATTTGTATTGTTGATTGACCATGTCTTGATGTAACTTATCAGAACTTAATTGTCTTAATGCTCTTGCATTGTCTACAGTCTTTTGATTCTTATAAATTTCTTTTGGTGTATAGAATGCAACATCTGGAATCGCAGTAAAATATTGTGCATAATTTGCGGGTTGTTTCGCAATTGATTCGATAGTTACATTTCCTGCGGCTTCATTGTTTTGCACGTTCTTTTTAACTGTATCATTCTGCTGCGAGCCATTATCCATTTGTGTTAAGAATGATTTAGAATCCATAGCATTGTCAACTGGACCTTTATATCCAAATTTTATTCCTTCTGTCGTTGGCAATTCAATTTGAACTGGTGCATATCTTGTCGGTGCAACTAAACTGTACGACACTTGTGGTGTTACCATTGCAACATTAAACTCTTGTCTTGTAGTGTTTTGAATATTGTATTGCTGTTGCTGAGTTGTTACGTTAGAAGTGATTGTATCGGACTGCATACCCATGCTACCACTATTGATAGACTGTTGAAGTCTCGCAGAGTTTGATGCGGAGTTTCCCTGTTGATTGCCTTGCATTGATACAGATGCCCCTTGCAATTGTGTGACCGATTGTGTACCTGCCGATAGTGATGTTCCTGTTTGTGATGAACCGCCACTATTTGCAATGCTCTGCGACTGTACATCACCTGCAATTTTTTCTGCTTGTTGTTTAGCAGTCTCACCCGCAGAAAATGCTTGCGCATCAGCCGCTTGCACTACAGATTTTTCTAGTGCCGCAGTCTTTTCTTGATTAGAACCAATCATATTAAGAACTGACGACAGAGATACTGTTGATTTTGAACCGCCTGAAGAATCGGACACTTCACCTACTTTAGTTTGTTGCCCGTTTGGTGCAGGTTGTGTAGATGCAACTTGCGATGCTGGTGCTGGTGCCCCCATGAGTGCAGGACCTGATGGCGGCG